ACTGTAGATCAGTGGGAAATCATCAAACAAAAACTAGAGGATGACGAATGGGAGAAAATCAAAAGCACTTGTCATACCACGATAGAGGATGACGATGAAGCTGCTTAACTGCAACACAATCCTCTGCCTACAAAACCAGATGCCTGATATGGGCTTGGATGACTTGCTTGTCATTGGGTATCTGGTAGGTGGCTTGGCTGTAATTATATACCTAGTAATGGATGCATTGAAGGAGAAATGATATGCACAAAAAAACCATAACAGTTCGTTTTGTTTTTGAACGTGACTTTGAAGTAAATTGCAAGGAAGAGGGAAAAGATGGTAAGGGTAATTATTCATGCAATGGTGATGATTTGGTGTGTAGTGGATATGATATGTGGGAACAGCTAACACACGAATCTATATTTGATAATCCTGTAAGTGACTTCAGGCCAGTTAACGGTTTTCATTGGGCTGATGCTAATATGTATAATGTGCAGTCGGGTAGTCATAGTTATGCAGAGATACTTCCGTGGCTAGATGAAGGCGAAACAGATAAAGTATTTAACTTTGAGGAGATTGACGATGCCTAAGTACGAAGTAAAAGTAGAAGCAACAACTCAGCGTGACATCATTGTCGATGCGGTATCTGAGTATGAAGCATGGATAAAAGCCCAGATAGATATGCAGGGCTTAGTGGGTGGCGAAAACACCAAAGTAATATCATCAGAGGAGATTGACGATGTATGATAAATTAATAAAGCCTAGTAAATTACTAGCAGCACTGAGACTACACGCTGTTGGAAATGTAAACTTACACAAGACCAACATAGCTGTATACTTAAACAATCCGGCTGGCATTGGTGAACATTCGGATATCATGGAAGCGGTACAGTCTGAGCTAGACAAGATGGCGCAACATCAGGATCGCATTGATCTGATAGACAGTATACAATCTGAGATTGAGGGGATTGACAATGACACGTGAAGAGCTTTACGAGTGGCTAAACACTTGCCCCACTCATAAATGGGAAATAACCACTGACGAATTTAGTTTCGTTGCTATTTCTTTTCCTACTCAAGAAGAGGATAATTGTGGAGATGATTAAACTATACCACCTAATCATGGACAGTAAACGTAACCCGCTGTCCTACATACCTGATACAAATACACGGCATCTGGTCATGCAATTGCTGGCATGGATGTGGTGTATTATCTTTGGAATGTCTGTCGGCTCTGTCACTGTGTTCGGTATCAGTGCCATAGCACATGCCTTGCTGATAGCAGGTGTGTTCATCACGGCAGGAGTATTTGAAACAGCAAGACGCAAGCCTCAGTATTTCGGTGGGCTAGGCAGAGGCAATGGAGGTGAGCATGAATAGTAATGAAATCAAAGGGATACAGCTATCCCAAGCAGTCAAGTGGAGTGGGCAGGATATCTTTGAGGTAGCGTCTGCTGCCTTTGAGGATGCCAACTACCACAGTTTCAACGAGGTATTTACCGCAGCATGGAATGAGTTCCAGAAGGAGTTACAAGATGGCTAATAAAAAAGAGAAGTCGCAATGGCTAATAGAAAAAGAACAGGCGCGTGCTACATGGAAAAGCATGACACCTAAACAACAACAGGCTGTACTGGAAATGCTACAAGCCTTTGTGCCTATCAGACAATCAGTGTCTGATTTATGTGATATTAGTTATGAGGATTTACGCAACATGGATACAGCGTGGTATGTGCTGAAGCGACACCTTGTCGATGACAATGTTGAAGTAAAGGCTTGGGGCTATGAGATGTAACGGAGTTGACATTTGCTAGAATATAATATATAACACAGTATCACTTAACGATAGGAGAATAATTATGCTAGAATATATTCCAGAACACCTCGACTTCAATGTGGAGTTTGAGCCGACTAAAGTTGACGATAAGAAGTATGTCATCAATGGTGACACTGGTGACTACATTGGTATCGTAGGCAACGGCTTCACCTGTGCATCACACGGTGACTTCTTCCGCAATGTCATGGACACTACGACACAAACACTGTCTGACTATGACATGGAAGGCGCACAGATTAAATGGCGCAGCGCACATAAAGATGGCTGGGCTATGATGGACATGACCCTGCCCAACGTGACTGCCAAGATTGCCACTGACAAGCACGAGACTACCCTGATGAAGCGGATCATTGCTTTGCATGGTGTCAATGGTACATGTTCCAACACCACCATCTTTGGTGCTATCGACTTCTTCTGTCTCAATGGGCAGATCACAGGCGATCACAGTAAGGTGATGCGTAAGAACACATCCAACTTCAGCCTCGACAGGTTCATCACTGAACTGCACAAGTCACAACAGGACTTCACTGCACAAGCAGAACAGATGCAGCGTTGGGCTAACACTAGCCTTGCTCATGTAGATGTTAAGACTATGCTTGAAGGCATTATGAAGTCTGACAAAAAGTCAGAGAAGATGTATGGCTTATACAATCAAGAAGTCAGTGTGCGTGGACGCAATCTGTGGGCATTATACTCAGCCTTCACCAACTATGCATCCTATGCTGATGAGCGTAATGGCTTTGCCCTGCGTAATACAGGCAAGGACACACAAGCTATCTCAATGTTCAAGCGTGAGATTGATGTGGCTGGTTGGATTAATACACCACAGTTTCAGGCAATGGAAGCAGCATGAGGGTACGTGCGGTAACTAAGTCAGGTGGAGCGTTCTTTACGCCCACCACTGACGATGCAAGAACACCAGTAAACTTACGTGTAGGTTATTGGAAGCCTAGTAAAAAGAAAACGAAAGGAAACAAAAAGAAATGAAAAAGAAACGACACATAATTACAGTAGAGCCACAGTGGTGCGATGGTTGGTTGCGTTATGATACAGATGCTGTTGATGAAGCTGATGCAGTAAATCAAGTAGCAGAGTTAATGAAAAGATACGCAACGCCTAAAATGTTAGAGGTTAGCATATGTGATGTCTTTGAAGATGATGATGATGCTTACGACATTATACAACATACGACAGAAGTTGGGAGTTATAGATGAAACTTAAACAGGTAGCCAATGAATACTATTCTTCCCATGATTACAAGAACTTGCGGGATGAAACTAAAGCACACTATCAGTACTGCTTGACCAACGCATTGGCTACCTCTGTCGATGGGGCAGTCATTGGTGAGGTTGATGTCACCAAAATGTCAACCAAGCAATCCAAGTTAGCCTATGACCAATGGTGTGATCGTGGTATCTCGACTGCGAATCACATCATGGCTGTCACCCGAATACTTTTTAACTACGCAGTACGAATGGAACACTGTAATATCAATCCTTTCGCTACGGTACGTAGGAGACCCACACAACCGCGCAAGGTGGTATGGACGAAGGGGGATGTCAGAAAGCTGCTAGACGCCGCCTACGGCGATTTTAGCACACGTAACATAGGTTTGATTGCACACATGGCCTATGAATGGTGTCAGCGAGTGGGTGACATGCGTCTGCTTACGTGGGATATGTTAGATTTTGAGACTAAGCGTGTAATAATACAACAGTCCAAGCGTAATGCGCAGGTTGAGCTACCTATAGATGACAATTTACTTGACATGCTTATACAACAAGAGCAAGACTTTGGCTTTCAGCAGTATGTTGCACCTAGACCCCAACCATATCGTGGCGTATACGAACCATACACGATGTATAAGCTACCGTTACATGCACGTAAGCTGATGGATGAGGCAGGACTGTCAAAAGAATTACGTCTGTCTGACTTACGCCGCACAGGTGTTACGGAGATGGTGGATGCTGATGTAGGAATAGGACAAATCATGTCGGTTACAGGACATGCTAACCCACAGTCAGTTAAACCGTATCTAAAAAATACATATACAAGTGCAAATAATGCCTTGACAGCACGTAAGAATACATGATATAAGCATCTAACTGCCGCAGGGAACTATATTATATATATATAATAATATACATATAGAAAGGATATATAAATGATAAATGTAGATGACTTTGACGTAGCCAATGGCGAGACAAAGCGCATGAACTGTCCTGAATGTGGCGGGTATAAAACATTTACAGTGACCAATAACATGGGGTCACTTGTATGGAACTGCTACAAGGTAAGCTGCAGGGTTAGTGGTGGCACACGTGTTCACCTATCTGTAGATGACATACGTGCAGGCTTTAAGGGAGCCAAGGAGTTTGCTATGAATACATTTGAATTACCCCCATACGTAATACGACACAAGGACAACCTGTACATGAACAGGTGGTGTGACAGGTGGGGATTGGATGTAGATGAACTAGGCTTGTTGTATGATGTAAAGGAAAGCCGTGTGGTATTCCCTGTAATGCATGAGGGTAGAATGGTAGATGCTACTGGCAGATCATTATCAGGCCAGCGTTTACCTAAATGGAAAAGATATGGAAATAGTGGCTTGCCATATACGTTTGGTTGTGGTAAAGTCGCAATAGTTGTTGAGGACTGTGTAAGTGCAGCCGTTGTTGGTTACGGTTCCTTTGTCGGGGTTGCGCTTCTTGGAACGTCTCTTCAGGATGCGCATAAAGGGTATCTTGCACAGTTCTCGACAGCAGTAATAGCGTTAGACCCCGATGCGCTGCCTAAGACGTTACATATGGCAAAGGAATTACGAGGACACGTCAACGATGTTCGTGTACTACGTTTGAAGGATGACTTGAAATATCGTAACCCGACAGATATGGAGAATTTAAATGGAATTATCACTAATTAGAAGTTTGATGGACAGGGGGTTTTACGAAGATCATCGTGGTTCTCGTTGCCCTGACCGTCTATTCAGTAAGGATGTACGTAAGATCAAGCAGTCTATCGACACTGCTATGGATCGTTATGAGCGTACCGTAACACCCGATGAGATTGAGGCATTGTTCATGGCGAACAACCCAACGCTCACTACGGCACAGAAGACTGCCTACTCAGCCTTGTTCTCGCAGATCAAACGTGAACAGCCTATGGGTAGCGACATAGCACAAGAGGTGTTATCTAAGTTGTTTCAACAGGTAATAGGCGAGGACATAGCTAACCTTGGCTTTGATTATGTCAACGGTGACAAGACTAGCCTTGAGCCTTTACGACAGATGCTTGAGCAATATGGTGATGACTTCACACCTAACCTAAAGATTGAGTGGGATGACATTGACATTGAAACCCTGCTTGCACGTAATGACCTTGAGGCACGTTGGACATTCAACATATCCAGTCTCACACGTAGGGTTGAAGGCGTTAACGATGGTCACTTGATTGAGATTGGTGCTAGACCCAACACAGGCAAGACATCCTTCCACGCCAGCTTGATTGCTGCGCCGGGTGGGTTTGCACATCAAGGTGCTAACTGCATTATCTTATGTAACGAGGAAGGCTATCACCGTGTGGGTGCTAGATACCTGACCGCTGCAACTGGCATGACTATGCATGAGATCAAGAAGAATCCTACTAAGGCACGTGATTTGTACGCACCAGTAAAGGAACGCATCAAGGTTAAGGATGCCACTGGTCGTGATATGAATTGGGTCGAGAGTGTATGTAAGGCATACAAGCCTGACATCGTTTTGCTAGACATGGGCGATAAGTTTGCTAAGACCGCTGGCTTCGCTCGTCCAGATGAGGCATTAAAAGCTAACGCAATTCATGCACGTATGATTGCCAAGCAGCATAGCTGCGCTGTCTTCT